TAAATGAAGTTACAAACCAAAATATTCTATCATTAGATACATCTACATAAGATCCTATAGTAACAATATTATCACCATCGGCGCTAGGACCATCAGCTGTAGTTTGTGCACTTACTTTTTTATTACCTCTAATATTTTCAATAGCACCAACATCTGAGTCTTCACTTGTAGCTATAGATATATTTTGAGCTTCTCTGTATTCACCACCTGGGACAAGCCTCTCGTCCAGGTCTTTATTCATACGAGCTTTAGTAAAAATATTTTTTATCTTCGGCATGTATTAGTGTTTAATTTGTTTTGACTTACCTCTCATGGTTTGAGTAAGTTCTTTTATATTTAAATTAGATAATCTAAGTTTAGCGTTACGCATTGCTGCTCTTCTTTCTTTTCTATATCTATTAACAATATATTCTGGAACATTAGCTCTCGTAGATAACATATTAAATAATACATATTTATATAAAGCATCTTCTGCCATTTTATGTACTTTCATTTCAGCATCTGTAGCTAAACCATCTGACACATATTTTATAGTTATAGTTCTACCGCTCATTGATGAGTCAAAACCAAATTGGCCTCCAACTTCGTCTATAGTAAAATAACCATTCATATTTGTTAACTCAGGATCCGCGCCATATCTACCTGAAAAAGAAGATAGTCTATTAGCTATATAATGTGTATACAAAAAGTAATCATCATTTGTAACAGTTCCGTCAAAAACATCTGAGTTAAAGTTTTCGTTAAATCTATCAACGGTAATACCTGGTGTTATTTCTAATATACCTTCGTTTTCATCAAATAAATAATTACCATCACCATCTTGTGCTATAGATTCACTAGGTCTTGATGTAAACTTTGCAGGAAATACTGGGTGTTCAACACCATGTGTATCAACCCAATGTATACCAATATAACTTACATAATCTTGTGGCATAGGTATTTTTAATGTAGGTGGAACATCAACTTCTTGTATTTTTTCTAGTCTTGATATATCATAAGCAAACTCTTGTATACCTCTTTTTGCATGAAATAAAACTTCAGATCTGTTAGCGTGTGGTACTAGTTTGCCATTACCAACGTAAGCTATAACAAAGTTATTAACTATATCTTTTAGTTTTATATATCTATAATCACCAAGTTCTCTATCAATAAGTTTTACTTTTACTTTAGCGCCAGCTGTTTGGCCACTTGTAAATGTTATATTTGGCGAGCTATATGAGTAAGTACTAGGGTTTACTTCAGTACCGTCTACAAAAACTATAAAGTCAGACGCAGAAGAAGGTAAGCTAGCTACTGTTAACTCAAACACAGTTTGACTTGCTGTTGCTGTAAATTCCTGACTACTATTGTAGTACTGTTTTGCTGTTGTTGTTCCTAATAATCCCATTATTGTTGTTGTTTAGCTAGTTGAGCACCTTGACCTATTTGAACAGCTTGTTGAACCACATTAGGATCTTTAATTATAAACCCTGTATATGCTAAGATGCTTATTATTAATTCTGTTTCTTGTGATGGGTGCAGTGTAAAATCTGTTGATCCTTGAGTATCTGTTTGAGCTACATAAGCAGTAGCGTCATATGTTTGAGTACCATAAGTTGAGTTTGTGGTATAACCCCATCTAGGATCTGCTGGTACTTTTATATATTTAATTCTTAAGTCACCTAATGCCCAACTTTGATCAGTAAAAGCAGGTTCGACAATAATGTCTGCAGCTCTCTGATAATACACAGGAAATGATGTTGTTGGTTTTGTTAAAGGTGAGGATTTTAAATAAGGTAGTCTATTTTTGTCTATTTTTTCTACTTCAATAGTTTCGTTTGTTATTGTTAAGTCAATAGTTTTATACACATCTGTTGGTAAAGTACCAACGCCATTTGTTAGTGTAATATCAGCTTGGGCATAAAACGGATCTATTTGTTCTTGTATTTTTACTGGTATGTCAGCTAAAGCATCGTTTACCCTACCAGCTTTTTCAATATTTAAGAACTTATTATAGTCATAAAACAGTTTGTCTAATAATTCAAGCTGTGCTTGTCTTGCTAAATTATTATATTCAGATGGTGTTAGATAACCTCTTTGTTCTTTGTTTAATATTGACAAGACTGATTTATATACTTTATTTATGTTTATTGCCATAATTTCTTTTTTATAGTAAGTGGTCACCTATAGAGATGACCACCTCTATAAATGATTATTATTTTAATCTTTTTTCAACTTGCTTGAAAACATCAACACCTTCATCGGTTTTAAACCAAGATGCTAGCGCTGAGTATGGGTTTTCATCAAATGGCACATCAAATAATTTTCTATCATTTGTTCCCCATTTAAAATGTCTGTTGTCATTAGATAATTTTATTATGCCAGCTTCAACAGCTCTAATACCCGTATTTCTAATACTTATGTCTTCATCATTCGCAAGATCTAAGAACAATTTTGCATTATTTCTAGCAAATACCATTAAGTCACGTCTAAGTTCCTTAGAAGTCATCTGAGATACTCTATTTCCAATGTCTGTTCTTAATATTGCTTCTGCTCTATCAATATCCATTGATGCAGCAGCATTTAAAGCTTCTAATTCCATTTCTAAGTAATCTATATCACTTTCAGCTATTGCTTCAGCGTTGTGTTCCATATATGTTTTACCTGACTCTGGATGATATTTTGATAAAAACTCTTGTAGTGTTCGTTGTTCTTTTTCTACAAACAATTGTCCATTTCTAAATACGATGTGACCTAACCTTTGAGGTCCTTTCATTTCGTCAACGAATACTGTGTTTTGATTTCTACAATATTTTATTTCTCTTTCATAACCTTTGTCTTCGTCAAAATAAAATAATTGTCTTGATCTTAATATATAAACAGGCGGTATAGCTGTTGTTTGAAGCTCATATAACCTGTCTTTTACCTCCCAACTTTGTCCTTTTGAAGCGGTTGGCTCTGGTAGTGGCTGTTCAACTACAGCCTTTTTTTTAGTTTTCTTTTCCATGATATAATATAATAAAAGTTAATAAAATAAAGGGCTGGGTGCCGAGGCACCCAACTCTTTAATATAAAGTATTACTTAAGTAATACGAAGTTGTTTGCAGCTTGTACTACTAAACATCTTTCTGATAGATAGTTAATCTCCATCTTATCGATGTTTGAACTAGTTGGTCCACCAACTGATCCAGTCACCCAAGACTTTAATTTTCTATCATCTGCTTGACCTGCTCTATATCTAACGTGTAAGAAAGGTCTTCTTACATTAGATCCTACTTGCTGATCATATACTGAAGAAGTACCAGCTGGTATTAAAATACCTTTGATACCACCAACTAATCCTCTTGTAGAGAAGTCGTTTAAGTATTTCCAATCAGTTTTGTAGAAGTCATAAGAACCTCTTCTAAATCCAGAGAATCCTAGGTTTAATGCCATATCAGATGAGTTTTCAAATACACCGAAAGATGTACCACCATCATAGTTAGCATTAATTTGACCTAACATATCATCAAAGATTAAGTTTGAAGCTCTGTTAAGATATAACATGTTTTCTTCAATAGCACCTTGCTTATCTAGCTCAGCTAATAATAAATCGAAATCCGCTAATGCGTCAGCCGCGTTATCAACTAAGTTAGTAGCTACGATACCTCTGTTTTCAATAGCTGAGAATAAACCTTCAGAACCTTCAATATCACCATAAGTGTCATGAAGTTGAGAGTCTTCAGAGTCTGTAGCAGAAGTATTAACTTTTTCAGCTTCAACCATTGTCATTTCCATGTAGTCATTAAATCTTACTCTTGTGTCTCCAGAAGATTTAAGATACCATAAGTATCCACCTTGTCCGCTTTCACCAGCTACTTCGATCCAACCGATCTGAGCAGTGTCAGAACCATTGATTTCAAAGTGATCTTTGATGATCATTGGTCTGTTTGTGAAAGTTAAGAACTTAGGCTCAAGAGACTTTTGCATAGTGTCAGTTCCTTTTCCGAATTCAGATCCGTATACAAAGAACTTAATTACTTGATCATCAGTACTTCCGATAGTTGCTGAAACGTTTTCTACGTTTTTAGCAGCATAAGGAAAAATATCTAACTGACTACCATTAGCATAAGCTGTAGTACTAGATTCGATACCCTGATTAACATAGGCTTTAAATACAACACCTGCTACTGTACAAACTACAGTTGCACCTTTTCTAATTGCGTGTGCTTCTGTTGCTCCTGTGTCGATGTTAGTAATATTATCAACTAAACCATTTGTTGGGTTGATTTCACCTTGATATGCTAAATGCAATCTACCTTGTTCAGACCAAATAACTTGATCAGACTGTAGAGGCATTTCAGCACTTAACATTGATAAGAAACCAGAAATTGTTCTGTTTCCATATCTATCTACTTCCTGCTCGTATAATTCTGGCAAATACTGTTTAGCCCACCCGTCATTTTGAATATCTAGGTAGTTAGTATCTAATGCCATCTTTTGGTAAGCAGGAGAGATTACTGAGCCGGACGCTGGTCCGGCAAAACTTACTGTTGCCATTATTTATTAATTTTTAATTTTTAACTTTGTTTTAATAGTTTTTCAACTTAAATTTTCGGCTAGAACTAGTGTCGCCGCTTATAACTTTAAATTTATTACCACCAACTTTAACAACACCATCAGACGTTTTTCTTCCATCAACATTTACATTTTTTGCTTCAGAAGTTAATTGTTTGATAGCATCTGCTTTTCCTTGTTGGTAAAAATGATTAGCCAAAGCGTCAGCGTTTTGCGCGGCAAATAAAGATTTATGATAACCTTTAGCGTCTTGTAGCATATTATTTTGATCAATATACTTGCTAAAAACATTTAGCACGTCAGACTGGTTTTCTCTTACTTGTTGCGCGTCTTTAACGTTGTAACGATACTTTTTGTCTCCAACTTGAAAGTCAAAACCTTTGAAGTTCTCATTAAAAACTTGATCAGTTTGTTGATTAAAGTGTTTTTGTTGCTTTGCTGTAAGTTCACTAACCTGAGCTTGTTCTTTATTATAACGGTTAAAAAAGTCAATAGCCTTTTGTTGTTCTGGAGCTAATCTTGAGCCCAACTTGACCTCTTGATAGTATTGTGCTTTCAGACCATCTAAATGGTTTCTTGCTTGTGCAACCGCTTCTTTATGAGCAAGCTGTTTACGTTTTATGTCCCTTGGTTCATCTGTCTCTTCGTCGTAGCTAAAATTATCTTCTAACATAAAATTAACTTCTTCTGAAGACAAATGAGGTTTTGTAGACTTGTAGTACTCTCGCAAGAGTGCTTCGTCATCTACATTTGAGTAATCCGCGTTGAGGCGAACATAATCCTCTAGCGTTCCACCAGTCTCATTCATAAACTTCACGAGTTCTTCAACGTTTTCTGGTAGTTCCATCTCTGGAGTTTTATTTTCTTCTTCTGTAAAAGGATCAGGAGCATCTGTTTCAACAGGCTCTTTTTCTTTTACCTCTTGTTCTTCTTCGTCTGTTACTTCTTGAATAATAGATTCTTCCTGTTGTTCAGGTTTTTCTTCTACTTTTTCTTCAGCTACAGGTTCTTCCACTTTTTCTTCAGTGGGTTCAGGCGCAGGCTTACTAAGATCTATCCTGTAATCTCCGTCTTCGTTTTTATTTGAGGGTGTTTCAACTTTAGTTTCTTCAGATTTAACATCTTCAGTCACTTTTGTTTCTACAACCTCTTCTTGTTGTTTTTCATTTTCCATAATAAGATATTATATAATTGTTTAAAAAATATTATTTTTTAGCGTAGTACGCTATGATACTTCCAGAGTTTACATCTATTTCAGTATAGTTACCATAAATAGTTACGCCTGCAGCAATACTGTCAGATGCGCCTATTTGTAAACCACCAGATCCTTCTGCGTAAACTTCAGATCCATCAGTTGCATCACCAGCCGCGTCTTCTGTGTTTGCAAATCTAGTAGCAGTTTCTGCAACTAAACCTCCTGAAGCATCAAATGTAGTTGCTGCTAATGTAGTAAAAGCAACAAACACATGTTCTGCAGGTGGTTTAATAGCATCACTACTTGCTTTAGTAAATACTGATCCAGCTATATTTCCTGGAAAGTCATTAAATCTCCATGCCATAATTTTTGTTTTTATCTTGGTTCAAATTGTTCTAAATCAAATCCACCTAGATTATCAAAGCCTTTCGACTCAAACTTTTCAGCTGGCAGATCTTTTTTTCTTTGCTCAATCATTTTTGATTGTTGACTAGCTTGTATTCTAGTACGTTCATCTTTACGATCTTCTTTATATTCTTCTTTATCTTTAATCACTTGTGATTCCATGTCTTTTAATCTCATATTTAAATTAAACTCATGTTCCATAAGTTCTTTTTTGATTTCTGCTTCTCTTTCCATTTTCATTATATCAAAATTAGACTCTGATTGAGCTAGTTGAACTTTTTGTTCAGTGATTACTTGATTTTTTTGTGCTTCTGCTTGAGCAGCTTGTTCAGCCGCTTGAGCGTTAGCCTGTGCTTGTGCTTGAATATTTTGTTGTGCTATAGCTTGATCTTGATCTTGCTTTTTCTTTTTTCTTATTTTTAAAACTTGATTAGCTAGTTTTAAATTTCTAACTTGTCTAACATCAATAGCATCTTCTAAGTTTATTTGTTGTTGTTGAAGAGCCATTTGTATATTATTTTCTAATAACTGTTTTTCTTCATCATCAGGCGCTAGTTCTAAGAATATACCAAAATCATGCATATGTAATTCTTTTACTTGGTTAAGCGTTCCTACATTAAATCTACCTAACGAAAGTATAAACTGATTTTTAGTTTTAGAATATTCTAACACGTCTGATATTCTAAGTGAAATAGCTTCAGCTGTTTTTAATGTTATGTAAAGACCAGCTTGTAATATATGTCTTGTTGCTGTATTACTATTAGCGGCTGCAATTTTTTGTAAACCAACTAATGATGCTTTATCAGGCATACTACCATCTCTAGCTTCATTTAATCCAGTCACATCTCTCATCATTTGTAAATAATAATTATAAGACTGTATCAACGCTGCAATTTTAGCATTACCACCTGACGATTGTAACTCTTGTATTGGCATACGACCATTATTAAAGTCACCATCTTGTGTCATTGATCTACCAATAACACTACCAGTTTGAAAATACATGTTTAGCGCTTCTTGTGGATTATAGTTAGTACCATTACCTAAATCTATTTCAGCTAAACCATCAGCATCTAAAAATACACCATCAGGAACTACTCTTGACATTACCTGCTGTAACTTCAAATGAGTAAGCTGTATCATATCAGCAAAAGTTATCATACGACTAACTAAAGACTCAGGTCTTCCTTTGTACATACGAGACGCTACAATATTATAACTCATTTGCACTTTTGTAATATCAGACTTGGGTCTTGTCATGTTTTCACATTTTTTCCAGTCTAATAGTATGTCATGATTTAATATTTTTACACCACTATATAAAACTTCTATAGCTCTATCAACTTTTTCAAATCTTGATCTTGCATCTTTTGGTGGATCAAATGTATCATCCTTTTGTAAAGCTTTATCAGCACCAGATGCCATTTCTTTTATTTTAAATACTTGTTTATTAAAAGTTTTATATTCAAAATATAATACATTTATATACGCTTTATCACTAGCGTCTTCTGGATAATATACATATTTATCATTTTGTTGATTTTCGTATTTATCCTCTAATTCTTTTATTTGCTCCTGTGTTAATTCAGGATATTCTTTAATAAGATCTTTTATTAAAATTCTTTTTACTTCACCTACATAATATAAGTCTGAAAAGTATGGATCATCGCTATAAGAATAAACTATATTAGCTGGATCAACATAATCAATTTTTATTCCTTCAGCTTTGTTAAAGCTATTTTTAAGACAAGCAATACCAATAACTGCTAAATCATAATCAGCTCTTTTCTTTACAAAATCATATTTGTTAAGAGCCATTACATTATCTAATGCTTCTTCTTCTGCTATTTCAATACTTTGCTTGTAATCTAACTGCATGTGTACAGATAGTTCTTCATCATTTTCAGGTAATTTATCAGGATCGTTTTTAAATTTATCAACGCCTGATAATTCTAAAGCTGCATTTTTAAAATTTTTAAATTGCATATCTTCAACCATACCCTCAATATATTCGGTTCTTCGCTTTGCGGCAACAGGATCAATTGAAAATGCTTTTATATCGTAAGTTCTTTCTTGTATTCCATTAACAACAATATCTACAAATTTAGGTATAATAGGCACAGGTTTCCAGTCTAAATTAAGATATGATAAATCACCGTTAATAGATAATTCATCTTTGTATTTTTGTATTGACTGTTCACCTCTAGCATATAGTCTCAGCTCGTGGTATTTTTGTTGAGTATCATAATAGCGATCAGTTCCACGGTCGCTCTTAAACCACTCTTGTTCTATAGCGTTAGCAACCGCCTTGCCATATTCAGGGCTAGACTTCTCAGCGTCAGGCACTGCCTGGCTAGGAAAACTAGATTTTTTTACTTTTGTTTTAATCATTAGTTACTATTTTTGATAACATGCCTTTATTGTTATATTTGGAAAAACCAAAGTTAATTGTTGAGTTTTCTCTTTTAGGACTAGGCCTGTATAAATTTTTATTACAAGCCATAATTGCTAAACCTGAACTAATAGTAGCATCAAACTTTGTTCTATTATTAATATCAAATTTAGCCCAATCATTTAAAGTTGTATTAAATGATATATTACCATATTGTCCTTCTTGTGTTAAACCTACATGCTGTTGTATGTAACTTTCTATTGCAGCAGCATGAGCTTGTTTAATATCTTCACTTGAGTTAGGTATACCACCTATCTCTTTTTCAGCTGTTGATAATTTATTCCATAATCTATCAGGTCTATTCATTGAATAGCCTCTGTAACCTCTACGTTTTAAATAATATAAAAGTCTAGGTTTATTATTTTCTGCGAGTATTGGCATACCGTAAAATACTAGTGCCATTAATACATCTTCAAAAAACATTTCAGCTGTATCAGGTCTTGCAATATATTCTAAAAAAAATGTATTTGGTGGTGCATCTTCCATGCTAAACTTAGTTAAACCATGTAAAGCACCTTTAGAACCTTTATTGTCAACAGTACCTGATATATCATAACTATCACAGCCAAAAGCACCTATGTGTTCATTAGCTGGTAGTTTTTTACCATTTTTTAATATATATCTATTTTGCAAGCTTATTGGTGGTACCCATGATAAATTAAACCTACCTGTTTCGTCTGGATAAAATCTAACATTTGTATCTTTAATACCATTTTCCCATACAAAACTACCTTTTATAGGTTTTGCTTGCATTTCATTATAATCAATTTGCTCGTATATTTTTACTAAGTTAAATATACTGTTTTTAGTTTCATCTCTGAAAGCATGTTCTTCAGTTCTTGGAAACTGTCTATAATATTCGTTTAAAGCATCTTGGTCATTTTTTAATCCATCCGCTTCATTTTGCCAGTGTGCAATAACTCCCGTATCAATGAGATCGTTATGAGGACCATATACTTCTTCCTTAGGATTTTCAAATACAGGTATCCCGTATTCGTCAATAAAACCTTCATAGTTCCACTCCATTGGAATAAAAAAAGAGTACAAACCCGAATTAGTTTGACCATTTCTGTTTCGTTTAGTAACATCTGAATTATAATATAACTTTTTAAAATTATCACCACCCTTGTCTAACGCATTACACGTTGATCCCATCATACATTTTCCTATAATTCTACTACCTAGCCTTAGTGTCGTCTTTGTGACCCTCCAGTTGTTGAGGATGTTATCGGGCCTTTCCCATTTCCCTGACTCGTCATGGACGAGGAGTTTAAGTTTTTCTCCATCGTACGAGTTGTCTCCAGTGTTCTTCCAATCGATTGTGGTATCAAGTCCCGTGAGCTCCTCGGGCCTTTCACTCGTACTGGTAATTTTCTTTCTTGTAAGTTTTGATGCGGGTACCCTGTATGCCAGTTCGGTCTTGGGTCTATCCATACCATCCTGTATCGGTTTAAAAAAGAACGGGTAATTGACTGATATTGGAACCACTTTATCTGTGAACATTTTCTTGGCATCGGCACCAGATTTGGACAATATGCCGAATCGTGCATCGGAACTAATTGTAGCTTGATTAACTGTTTCTCCACTGGCCATAAACGAAAATCCCGATCTACGGTTTTTAAGATAGCACATTCCATAACACCTGTTGTCTGCTTTACAAGCTTCCCAGAATATGTAGAAGAGTCTGTTAGCTTCTCTGAAGTCTGGCTTACCAACATCAATTTTGGACCACTGCAAGTACATATAATGAGTACCAGTAATATAAGTAGCAATATTCTTGTTATAAAACCAGAAACCATTTTCTCTTTTTCTAAACTCATCTTCTATATAATCAATATACTTTTCTTTAAAATTAGCTGGATAATCTCTCCAGTCAAAAATAGTTTTTATTTGATTTAATTCTTTTGGGTATGGTGTAACTTGCCACTTATTGTTTTCAAACTCGTGTACTTTACTTGGTTGTTTAGGTAATGCTATTTTTAAGTTTTGTATTTCATATACTTCACCTATTGTGCCATCTTTAGATATAACAACAATATCATGTTCTTTATTATATCCATATTTCCACTTCTTACCTTTATTTAATCTTTTGATAGTATTTTCACGTATAGGTTGTATAACCTTACACAAGCTTTGTTCGTACATTACTTAGATCTTCTTTCTGCAAACCCACTAAAAGACTCTTGTTTGGTTTCTTTTACAACACCATCAAGCATTGCTTGTTCAGCTTCAATACGATTAAGTATTTCAAAAGCATCGAATATAGCTAGTTTTTTAGTTGCTGCAGCGTTTTTTAATCTATCAGCTGACACATCATCTTCAGTTTCTACTATAGGTTCTTTAGCAACCTTAACTAACTCGTCAACTGCTCTGTAACCAGCTTGGATTATATTCTTTTTCTTGTCCTTTGTATTCATATTTAATTTCAATAAAAATGTTTGGAACTCTGTATAATCTATCGTTTCCTATGATAAATTCATATTCAGCCGCCTCGTTATAACCAACTAGTTCACCTTCGTTAAAGTTACCGTCAGAATATTTTACAATACCTATTTGATCAGCTTCAGATCCATCTTCTTTCTGTATAGGTTTTATAAATGAATAACCTGGTAAAGCTTTCCACTTCACTATTTTTTTATAAGCAAAAATCTGATCAATACTAACTTTGTACAAATCTTCTTTTATATAACTGCTGGAATTACGCTCTTTACCTCTAGCGTCATGCCATCTTCTAAAAACATTGTGATGTATAATAACTTCATCACCTTCTTCAATTGGTGTTTTAAACTCTGAAGGTAAACCTACAACAACAGCCTCGCGACTTATATATTGATGGTTAAATATTTCAGAGTTTAAAATAATTTCTTTATCACCAATTTTCTTGGTATTATTATATCTTTGCGTTTTCGGTTTTATTAAAAAATAAAACGTGCCTTTCATTAATACTCAAGATTATATTCAACTGATATAGCCATGTTTTTATTAAAATCTTTCCAAGGTAAAACCTCGTTATTTTTTTCAATTAAAACACTGAACTTGTCTTTAGATTCTATAATGTCACATATAATGTGATTTCCATAGACCTCTTGACCAACTGAATAATGCATTGCATCGTTCTTATAATCTCTACCTATGCTAATTTTTCTTATCAGTTTCATTGTTTATTTCTCCTGTTTTAACATTAATGTTTACAGAACCATACTTTTTTTCAAGTGTGTCTTGTAACAACTTAAGGTTTTGATTTAATTGATTAAATTGAGCAGCTAGATTTAATTTACCTAATTCTAACTCACCAATTCTTATTTGAACGCTGTTAATATTTTTTATATTTTCTTGTAATTCAGCTAATTCTTTTTTCGTTATTTTTTTTGCCATTATATTAAATTTTAGTTTACTTTTATATTATCACGCAATTGTCACGCTTTTTACTTCTTCTTTGGTTCTGCTATAAACCAATCTTTATACATTTCTCGTTTTTTAAGTATGTATTCCATGTATTTATCTATCTTTTCTTTCCAATTTTTGTCTACAGCTGGATTTATAATACCAGATTTTGGACTTGAAAAGCATTTATTGATATAATTCTTAATATCATGTTGATTATCAAGCAAATGATTGTTAATACAGTAAAAAGATCCCATTTGTATGTTATTCCAAACATCAATAGGTTCTATTTTTTTACCTAAAACAGCTGCATACACCATACTTTCACTAATATGTGTAGTATATACATTATTTGCTTTTTGTAAATAGTAATACATATCTATATCCCTTGGTAATATATTGCTATCGCCAAAAAAATCCTTTAATTCACCAATAATTTGATGAGTTGTTATAGGATGTGGCTTAAAATACATATTATTACCATGTTTATTTGCTAAAAACTTTAATCTATTTAAGCAAATATTAGATTTTACTTTATTTGAGCCAGGTAATATAACAATATTATCTTTTGGCTCATATTGATCAAACTTAGAGTTTCTGTCTTGGTACTTATTTGCATTTTTACTCATAATATTTTCAATTAAATAAGATGAGTAATCAACAACCTTACAATTATCAGCATAAGCATCGATCATTTGAGCGTATCTTAGCTTTACATTAAGTGGTTGTATGTAAAAACTTGTTGCAAACTCAGTATAAGCTAATGTTTTGAAGTAAGGCATTTCATCAGCCATTACATCATAGCTAAATTCAATACCAGCTTCAGTACATCTTCTTATAAAGTATCCTTCTACTTGTTCTAAGTCTTCTAATTTTTTATTTTTTTTGAGATGGCCAATCCTTTTGTCCAGCTCACGTCTGTTAAACATTTCCATATAATTAAATTTAATTTATTAGTATTATAATAGTTACACGTTTTTACACTTTTCTACCTGTCAAACGATACATCACCCAATTGACCATAATTACCAGGATCACCGTCATACCAGTTTGTATTAGTTTCAAATGTAGTAGTAGTACTCGTATTAAACACTGTAGTCGTGTTAAATGTTGTGGTTGTACTTTTTGTAGTGTTAAACGTTGTGGTTGTAGCAGTGCTTGTACTAAACGTAGTTGTTGTACTTCTTGTAGTATTAAACGTGGTTGTAGTATTTCTTGACGTGCTAACTGTTGTAGTTCTACTAGTATTAAAAGTAGTAGTTGTCGTTGTGTTAAAAGTCGTAGTCGTGTTAGTACTAGTGTTATAAGTAGTGGTTGTAGACTTAGTTGTATTAAAAACAGTCGTTGTACTCTTACTTGTACTAACAGTTGTTGTTCTACTTGTGTTAAATGTCGTAGTGGTAGCAGTATTAAACGTGGTAGTAGTATTAGTACTTGTATTAAATACTGTAGTCGTGCTCTTAGATGTGTTAAATACTGTAGTAGTACTTTTAGATGTACTAACTGTAGTCGTTCTACTTGTTTCAAAAGTAGTTGTAGTACTAGTATTAAAAGTTGTTGTAGTTGTAGTACTAGTATTGAAAGTTGTAGAAGTTGATTTAGTAGTGTTAAACGTAGTCGTTGTTGATCTAGATGTGCTTACAGTAGTAGTACGGCTCGTATTAAATGTAGTCGTTGTACTTGTATTAAACGTAGTCGTTGTGCTCTTAGATGTATTATAAACAGTAGTAGTTGACCTGCTTGTAGATACTGTTGTAGTTCTAGATGTATTAAACGTAGTCGTAGTAGACGTGTTAAATGTAGTAGTCGTTGATTTACTGGTATTAAAAGTTGTAGTAGTGCTTCGACTAGTTGATACCGTAGTTGTACGACTAGTGTTAAATGTAGTAGTAGTGCTAGTATTAAAGGTTGTCGTAGTACTCTTACTGGTATTAAACGTAGTCGTAGTGCTTCTAGAAGTTGAAACGGTTGTAGTTCTACTTGTATTAAACGTTGTTAATGTTGTTGTATTAAACGTAGTAGTAGTAGACTTACTTGTATTAAAAGTTGTAGTAGTCGATTTAGTTGTATTAAATGTTGTTGTCGTGCTTCTACTAGTACTAACAGTTGTTGTGCGACTAGTATTAAACGTAGTTGTTGTAGAAGTATTATACACAGTAACTGTTGCTGTGGTTGTATTAAAAGTAGTTGTTGTAGACTTACTAGTATTAAACGTAGTTTCAGTTGTTCTAGTAGTACTAACAGTTGTCGTGCGACTAGTGTTAAATGTTGTTAGCGTTGTTGTGTTAAAAGTTGTTGTAGTAGATTTACTAGTATTAAATGTAGTTGTAGTTGTTTTACTAGTGCTAACAGTTGTTACTCTACTTGTTGATGTGCTTTTAGTAGTTTCAAACGTAGTTGTGGTTGATTTACTAGTACTAACCGTAGTGTTTCTAGATGTAGATGTACTTTTAGTTGTATTAAAAGTTGTTTGTGTTGTTCTACTAGTACTAACCGTAGTGTTTCTTGACTCGATCGTGTTTGTAGATGTATTAAACGTAGTAGTTGTATTATACGTAGTGGTTGTGTTAAACGTTGTAGTCGTTGTCGTACTAGTATTATACGCGGTAGTTCTACTAGTTGCTGTAGATGTAGAAGTGTTATACTCGGTAGTTGTATTATATATAGTGGTTGTGCTAAACGTAGTAGTTGTAGATTTACTTGTTATTGTATTAAATGTCGTGGTTGTACTTGTACTAGTATTATAAAACGTAGTCGTTAAAGTAGCTGTACTAGTGTTGAAAAACGTTGTTCTTGAAGTACTTTTAGTAGTAACAGTATTAGTATTATAATATGTAACAGTAGAAGTTTCAATTGTTGTAGTTCTTGACTCAATTGTATTTTTACTAGTTAACGTATTAAACGTGCTAGTAGTATTAGTACTTGTGTTATACTGTGTGGTAACATCTTGCCCATCATGAGCTACTATTGTAGATGTGCTTTTTGAAGTGGCGACGGAAGTGTTTCTGCTTGTTTGTGTTGACGTGCTAGTATTGAAAACCGTAGTAGTAGACGTAGATGTATTATATGTAGTTGTTGTATTAAATACAGTACTAGTAGTATAACTTGTTGTTGTGTTATATACAGTAGTAACAGTTGTAGATGTAAATCTAGATTCTGTTGTTACTCTAGATGTTCCAAAAACAGTAGTAGTATTAGGCATCAGACCCTCCTTTCACTAATATATCGTTAACAAAATAGTTGTTAAGCACTACTTTATATATTTTTCTTGTTGTTTCAGATGAATCAAAAGTTTTACTTGTTAATTCTATTTCTCCATTTTTACCATATAGTTTATCACCAACCACAAGTTCATTTACTTTAACTGTAGTCCATTGATTATTTCTTTTTACATATATAGGATGTGCACCTGCTATAACTAAACTTTCATTTAAAGTGTACAAACCTTCACAATTCATTACTAATCTTTCAATGTTTTCAAAACTTATAACACTTTTTGTTCCACTTGAAATATCACAAGTTAAAAATGATCTAGCTTCTAAAAGATTTTTACTTTCTGTTTCATTTACATTAAAATTAGAACTAGTTAATACACCATAACCAGTTGGTCTATTAAATATTTTAACAGGCACGTGGTATACATTTCTATTATAATATTGATTTTCAGGTGGAGATATAGCTACATCATGAAATACAACATCATCCCAATGAAACTTCATGTACTCGTCTGTTGTTCCACCACTATAATTCCACCATGTTATTTTAGCTCCGTCTTTTGCTTTTTGTTTTACAAAATATCTAAAATGAGGATGTAAATCAGGATCAGCATATGTATCCATTAGTATTGCATCATAACCTTTACGCTCATTAAGTAAACTCATCCACTTATCTTCAACAACAATTACATTAGGTTTGTCTGCAGCCCACGCTTTTAGCTTAGGTATTATTTGCGGGTGTGTTTCACATATTGTGTGAGTGCCAGGATTTCTAGCTTGTATAGCGTCTGATAGTATACCCATGCCAAAACCACACTCTAAAACATCATCACCAGCTTCAACGCATACCTCGGCCGCCTTTTGCATGATTGGTATTTCCCAGTCCATCATAACTTCCCACACTTCATTAGTAGCAGGGTTAGTCCAGACTATATCTCCATTTTCACGAAAAGTTAAATCAGCTGCATGATAATTTTGTTGCGTATCCGATGTTCTATATGGTATATTCATATTATTTAATTTTATATACAACCTCTACTACAGCCACCACCGCCGCCGCCAGTAAATGTTAATCTAGATGTATTATACAAGGTTGTTGTATTATATTGTGTTACAGTTGTTCTAAGAGTGTTTCTACTTTCTGTTGTATTTCTACTCTCTGTAGTGTTTCTACTTGTTGATGTAGTTCTACTAGTGCTAATCGTAGTGGTTGTAGATTTACTTGTAGTATATGTAGTTGTAGTGTTAAGAGTAGTTTGTGTACTAGTGTTATACGTAGTTGTTGTAGTAGTACTATAATTATCGTTATTACTTAACCAAATCCAAACTCTTATAGCTGTATTATCACTAATTGAAGTACGTAAAGCGGAATAACTACCAGAGCCTTGTATATTAGTATCTGGCGCAAACTGCTCATTATTTTGAACAGAAAGATCATAATATTCAACAAAACCTTCAACTAAATTACTACCAACACTAGTTATTTTCCAAGATCTATTTTCTAAAGCTCCATTTATAGCAATAACTACTCTAGCGTAATTTCCACCACCCGCATTAACATGACTTTTTATTTTTTCAAAAGCGTTTGTATGATCAGCGCCATTATCGTCTATTTTATTTAGACTTATCAAAGCAACATCATTAGAGTATATATTATTAAAATTAAGATTTCCTTGACCTTCAGCTGCATCATTAGCTATAGATGACTTAAAGTTATATAAAGCACCTTCATCATTACTTGGCGTATGTAAATTAGCGCCACCGTTCCAAAGCACAAAATCAACGCTAGTAGCTTTAGTTGTGTTAAACGTAGTGGTTGTGCTTCTACTAGTTGCAGTAGCAAATGTTGTTGTAGTTGTATACGTAGTAGTAGTACTTGTGTTAAATGTTGTAGTTCTATTTGTTTGAAACACCGTTGTAGTACTAGTATTAAACACTGTTACCGTACTAGTTTCAAAAGTTGTAGTTGTTTCAGTAGATGTACTAGTGTTATAAGCGGTTAATGTTGCTCTTGATGTAGCAGTGGGATACTGTGTTGTTGTAGATCTTGAAGTGGATGTAGATCTTGACTCTACAGTCGTAGTACTTGTATTGTATGCAGTTGTTGTGTTAAAAGTTGTTACAGTACTAGTTTCGTAAGTAGTTGTAGTACTTTTAGAAGTAGATGTGCTTCTTGATTCAACTGTTGTAGTACTAGTGTTAAACGTTGTTGAAGTGGTATAAGTAGTCAACGTAGTGGTATTAAACACTGTAGTTGTGTTTTTACTAGTTTCAAACGTAGTTGTTGTGTTAAACGTAGTTAACGTAGTAGTATTAAATACAGTTGTAGTACTTTTAGTAGTGTTAAATACTGTTGTTGTGTTAAAAGTAGTAGTTGTACTAGTATTAAACGTGGTAGTTGTAGATCTACTTGTAGGAAAAGTTGTAGTTGTGTTTCTAGATGTTGATACTGTTGTATTTCTATTAGTACTAAACGTGGTTGTAGTACTAGTGTTAAATACAGTAGTTGTATTTTTACTCGTAAGAAAAGTAGTGGTTGTGCTTTTAGACGTGCTAAACGTTGTATTAGTTGATCTACTAGTTGATACAGTAGTAGTTCTACTCGTTTCAAATGTTGTAGTAGTAGACGTATTAAATGTCGTTGTAGTACTTTTAGTCGTGTTAAAAGTAGTTGTGGTACTTTTAGTTGTATTAAAAGTAGTAGTAGTAGATCTTGATGTACTTACAGTTGTGTTTCTAGTTGTATTAAATGTTGTCGTGGTTGACGTATTAAATGTCGTTGTAGTACTC